CTGCAGCGTCTTCTGTCCCCACACGACGACTCCACCCTTCGGATTGGTTCCGCCCGTTGCGTTGCCCGGAAAGGCGACCAACGGGTTGATGTTGACATCGTAGAGCGCGTCCATGTTTGGCTTGGACAACTGAACTCGTGCCTCGAGGGTCGTCTGCAACGAACCACGGGTGAAGCCTGCTGGTGCAAACCATGGGTGACCGACTGCATCGTTCAGAGCGAGTGCTCCAAGGACAACGACTGAGGGTGGGACAATGACGTTTGTCTTCGTCGTTGGGTCAGTCATGACAACGTCTGGGAAGTACGCAGCTCCGAAGCTGCTGTCCAACGCACGTGATGCGAAGTCTGCTGCTGTCAGAGAAACAGATGGCTGCTGCAGGCTGCTCGACACTGTTGAACCGTTGTTGTCGAGCTGCTCAATGTCCATGATATAGAGAGCGTCAAAGCGTGTCTCTACAGCAGAGATTGCAGCGTCGGTGACGACCGGGTTTCTGATTCCCGGGATGGCCAGGATCTGAAGGTCTGTGTTGACGAGGTCTCCAACAATCTGCAGTGCCTTCGTGTAGGCAGACACCGTTGAACCGAGGTTGAAACCACGGTTCGTTCCGTTCATGTCTGATTCAACTGCTTGGTTGGACAGTTCTGACTGTGCGCGGTCGAAGAGGTTGACGCCGTCAAATCCACCTTGCATCATGAAGTTGAACTTCAAGAAGCGGCGGTTCGACTGGACGAAGTCAGCAGGTGTCAACTTGCGGGTCTTTGCAGACTCATTTGCAACGATGTTTCCATTACGAACGTAGGTGGCATTCACCCACTGTTGTGGGTCAGCAGTGCCAGCAGAGCTGGTGACGACCTGCAGGTTCATCAATGAGAATCCATTGTAGTTGAATACATCGACGTCAAGGACACCGTTGACCGACGACTCCGGAGTTCCTGCGTTGTCGCCAACGGCAAAGTTCTGAATGTCTGTGCGGTGTCGAGGAAGGAATCCTGCGAAGCTTTGCAAGGAATTGTTCTGCAGCGTCGAGAGGTTAGGCGTCGAGAGGCTTGTGACATGCTCGAACTGCACGCCCCAGTAAAGGAGCGGGTTGACTGCTAGCTTTGCGCCGGATCCCTGCGTGATGTTCTGGCGAAGCGGCACAGGCGGTTCAATCGTATCGTGCCATGGCTTGAGAACTCCGCTGATCGCCATCAATGAACCGCTGAAGACAGACTGCAAGGAACCACTGAATAGCGGTCCGGCATTCCATGCGCCGCTTAGGAATCTTTCAGTTGGATTGCAAAGAGCGCCACGAGTGACGGTGTGTGCAGTTCCTCTGACACCTACCGGCATTGCCGTCGGATCAGTTTCTCCAGTATCGACTCCTGAATCAACTTCAACACGAATGTAGTTTGAAGCGTTCGGGTAGTTGCCTTCAACGACCATCTTCTGTGCTGTTGGAGCACGGTCAAAGTCAAAGAAAGCATGCTGGTCGCCGATCTTCTTTGCAATGTAGCTGACATCGCTAGGATTCAGCGATAGGCCCCTCCACTGTTCGAGGTAGACCGGTGCGTTATCGTTATCGTTCCAATCGCGGACAACCAAGTCAAACGATGGGTACGTGTTCGAAGGGTCAGTCGACAATGCGACGTTCTCAATCGACAACTTGTAGAGCGTTGAAATGCCCTTGCCGTCGTCCAAAGCATGGACTCTGAACAAGTTCTGTGATCGACCGCCGAAAGGCTGGCTTACGATCCAAGGAGATGTTGCATGGCTGAATCGATCACGGAAATCTTCAAAATCAGGGACAGTTGCAGATCCCACGTCACGTGCCAGTGAGCTCGTCAACAAGAATGCTGAAAGTTCCTTTCCTGGGACTAGGGTATTTGGGAAGCTGACGTTTCCAAAGCTCGATGTCACCGTGGCGCCCGCGCCAAGGTACGGGTTTAGAATGCCGGTGCCGGTAACATATGCCGTCGTGGGATGAATGTCCCAACCAGCATACAGATAGTGACCAGCCTGCTGAACCTTGTATGGGTTTGTGTTCAGGACGTTCGCAAAGTAGTTTGGCGAAGTCATATCGAACGAAGCAGTGATGACGTTTGGAAACAGAGGATCAAGTCCTGTCAACCCGTTCAAAAGAAGGACGAAATCTTGCTTCGTGATGCCGTTCTCTAGAAGGGTGACGTGACCCGCAGGAGCACCGTTTGCGTCTGTAGAGGAACCAGTCGCGGGTGGGATGAGGTTTGAAACGCCTGTCAAGGACGCCGAGAGCGTTAAGATGACGCCTGATGCAGCCATCAGAATTCCACGTACGATCGGAACAGCGATTGAGCTAGTCTGTGCTCCAGGTGAACTGAACAGCGTTGAGCCGGCAGATTCTGACATGAAACAACCAAGGAAGTACGTACGACCAGGTGCACCGCCGCCGTTTTCACCGTTCGCTATAGCATATGGGTTTGCTGCGAGTGAACCGTCGCCGGCGTTTGGTTCCTGTTCGCCAACAGTGAAACCAGCAGAAGTGACATCACCCGTTCCGACAACACGCTTTGTGCCGTCGCCGACTCCTAGCACCTTGAGGTACGTCACAGCAGTTGCATTACGCAGCCATTCAGTGACGGCAAGAGGACCGAACTTTTCACCGTCGGTCTCACCGAACTTTGCGAAATAGTCTGATCTTAGACCAACGGTGACAGGCACGAACGCCGGTCCCTTCAGCGAAGTACCAATGACGCCTGCTGGGACGCCAACCGGTTTCTGAGCCACTGGCCCAGAAAGGTCGATCTCCCGCGTTGAAACTCCTGCTGAGCCAAATTTTAGTTGTGCCACTATACGCCTCTTGTGTTCTAAGTATCAACAACGTTGAGGTTCAGCAGCAACAAGTGTTGAAAATCATAAACGGCTTGATTTACTGAACTACAGAATAATTAGCCGCGCAAATTAGATGACGTGCTTCCAAGTCTTTCGTGTAACAATAGCGTATACGCTTTCTGGCGATGTATTCTTTTCTTGTGACCAACGTCGACAAAGATCAGCAGTTGTTCCCCTGATCGAGTGATCAAGTTGATCCCATTCTTGACGCATAGCTTTTACATCAATCTCAGTAAAGCGCGCTTTTGCGTGTTTCTCACCACGCACTCGAGTTTCACATATACGTTGAACAAACACAGGATCTCTCTGATACTTTTCATTAAGTTTCTGCGCAACTTTTTCAGTCATGGCTGCTTTTATTTGTGAGTCTGCCATTCTTGTCTTAAGAACATCACGATGTTCTTTGCTAATCGATTTGCCTTTATGAAGAATGCTCATCCTCACTGACGTAGCATCACGTTCAGCCTGCGTCCAAATTTTGTTTGGCGTTTTTCCTTTTTTAGCATCAGAGATTCTTTGACGTGTTTCATCAGAAACTATACGTCCTGAATTTCCTTGACCACCCAACGTTTTGTTGCACCCAATACCATTGTATTCAGGATCAAGTGGGTGCGTATGACGTTCCTTAATGAGAATTCTCTCAAGTTCTAAAGCAACGTCTTCATCAAATGTCGTCAAAATCACAATACGTTTATGCCCAAATTGTTGAACGATGACGCTGTGTTGATCGCTACGTTTGACTTTAACGAGACGATCCTCATCACCTTTACCGACGTAAAAGCAACGAGGATTCTCCTCGAGCGTCCAATCCTCATAAGTACAAAAGGTCTTCATCAGACCAATTATACACCAGAATTAGACAAATGTAACTCCACTGTTGGTGATGATGAAATCGATCGCAATGAACTCGATGACCCGAGTCGGTACGATCACAATCCGACCGTTCACCTTGTTGTGTTCCTTGTCGGATTCTGTGTTGTTTGTCTCATTCATGACTACCTGGAAGGCTTCGATGCCTGCCTGTGCCTGAATGAGTCCGAGCTGCAGGACTGCCTGCGATACGAACTTGTTCCAGACTTCGGGTGTGTTCTGCTCGAATTCGATCTTCATCGCGATGTCTACGATGATTCGCTTGACCTCGAGCAGCAGTCGTCTCACGTTGACACGATCGAGTGCAGAAGAAGCGATCTGTAGGGTCTTCTGTCCAAAGATGACGAATCCCTGTCGAGGGAACGTCGCAATCGGATTGATGCGTGATTCGTACAGCCGATCCCTGTCAGCCGAGTTGAGGCGAACCTCAACGTTGGTGACAAAGTCTAGAGCTGCACGGTTGAAGCCGGCAGGTGCAAACCATGGGTAACCGACCCTGTCGTTGAATCCGAGGGCTCCCATCGCTGCGATCGATGCTGGGACCTTGAGCCTGCGCTTGTTGGTCGTGTCATCGATGAAGACGTCTGGGAAATACGCTCCAACGTAGTTGTTGTCGATCGAGCGGGTGTCTAGACCTGCTGCGGTCTTGTCAACATCTGGTCGTGTCGTCGAGTCGTCGAACAGTCTTGCGCCATTTTCATCGAACTTTTCGATGTCCATGACGTAGAAAGCCAGACCGTATGCCTTTGCAGACGCTGCTGCATAGTCGGTCACGAAAGGATCGCGGATGCCAGGAAGAACCAACAAGTTGTGATTCACTGCAAGCGGGTTCGTCATGATGTTGATTGCAGCAACATACGATCCGACGGTGGCATTGATCTGACCGGTTCCGTTCATGTTAGTCAACATGCCAGGAGAGACGTACGTTGATTCTGCACCACCGCCGGCGTCAAAGCTTGAAGCCTTGTCGTTCATTCTGCGCGCGTCAGGGTCAAGGAAGTTGACACCGTCGTATCCACCCTGCATGAAACTTGTGAACTTCATATATGGGCTGAATCGATTGAACTGTGAAGGAGTCGCCTTCGCAAGCAAAGTTGCAAACGTGATGCGGTTGTATGTCGTGCCAGTCCCAATCGGGTTCTGAATATCTGGCACTGTGTAGATCGTCGAATCGATGCGCGCATTTCGGATGTACGCAGCTTCACGCATGTGTGTGTCGACTGACGCAGTCAGGACTGATGCAACGTCGGTTGCATACAGGTTAGACAGAGCAACCCTTGCAAGCGTGAACTTGTTGTTGTTGAATGTGTCTGCACCCGAGCCCGTGACAAGGACATCAAGTTCTTTGATTCCCTGGAACTGCGTGTATGATTTCAGAAGTGGATTCTGCTCTGTTTGCAGATTCGGATCCAGCACGATGTCGTTGCGGTCAAACTTGACACCCCAGTAGTACAGAGACGTTGCTAGTTCAGTGACGCCCGGCGTTCCATGCCAAGTTGTCGCGGGACGAGCGCCTTTGGTGACCTTTGTTCTGAAAGGAACCGGTGGAACGATGGAACCAGAGAGGCTCATCGCAGACGTTGAACCACTTAGCGAACCCGTGATTCGTCCGACGGTGCCGTTCAATTGAGGAGCATCAGTCAACGTATCATTCGTCTTCAACAGCGCATGGCCCCTGAATCCAAACGGAAGTGAATTCTCTGGGACATTGCCGGTATCAACAGCGTTGCTCATCACAACTCTGACTAGACCTGAAACGTTCGAGTACTTACCTGCAGTGATGATCCTGCGCTCGTTCGGGTCAGTCGCATCAAAATTGTAGCTGACCTTTCGATCGCCGATGATCTTTGCAACATAGTGATCAGAGTTTGGGTTTAGGTTACAACCGTTGAACTGCTCGAGCACCATCGGCGCAACATCGTTATCATTCCAATCACGAATTTGAACCGTGAACGTTCCGAATGGATTTGCTGCGTCAAGAGACGCCTTTATGTTGGTGATTGAGATCTTGAAAAGATTGTTTGCATATGCTCCGTCGTCAAGTGCCTCGATTGCAAACAGATCGTATTCAACAGTACCAAAAGGCTGGCTGATGAAGAATGGCGTGACGGGTGTCTTGAAACGAGTATCAAATGCACCGAATGCTTTTCTGTAGATGAGTCCTGATTCGCCAGAGTTCTTGCTAGAAAGCGTGCTTCCTGAGAGAACACCGACAACAGTAGACTTTGCAAGTTCTGCGTCAACAGCGAAATCAGAATAGAGCAAATGCTGTGCAGAGACAAACTTGTCAGGATCGGTGTTCAAGACCTTTGCAAAGTAGTTGACGTTGCTCGGATCCATTGATGCAGTGAAAACATGCATGCCAGCGACGCCGTCGTCGCTATAATATGCGCTACCAAGAGATGACGAGATGATTAGCTTGAAAAGAACGCCTTGTTCAGAAGAGTTGTCACCCGCAGAATCACCAAGCGTGTTGATGTTCGTAGAATTCAACGACAGGCTGCTTGAAGCAACCATCATGCGAGCACCAGACGCTAGCAACACTACTCCTCGAACGAGGCATGCGATGCCGCTCGTAGAAATTGAGTTGTTGTCTGTGAACATCGGCGTACCGTACGCTTCATTAGCCTGAACAACATGGCGAGCTACGAGAAACTGAGTGCAACCGGTGTAACGTTCGTGGGTTGCGTCAAGCGCAGGTCCGTTGACATTTGGATTGCCGTCAAGTTTGAAACTTGCACTAACAACACGGCCTGAGCCTTGCGTCCTCAAGATGTCTGCAGAAGTCGAGTTTGCACCCGCTCCGAGCATCCTCAAGAACGTGAGTGAGCTCCTGTTTGCAAGGAATGCATTGGCAGCATAGGGTCCGAATCGCTTCGGATCTAGGTTGCCAAAGATTGAGATGAATTGGTCAAAGTTTCCGACAGTGACCGGCACGAACGCCGGGCCTCTGTTGGATGTACCGATGACTCCGGCGGGGACGCCGACCGGCCCTTGTTCTGCAGGGGCTGATTGGTCGATCTCTCTGTCGAAGAAATTTGGCGACCTGAAAGTCTGTTCGGGCATTACCGGGCTCCTCTAGCGTGTGATGAATCGCTAGAAGTAAGTATTCAACGCAGGTCTGAAAGACGGAGGACGGTCAGTCCTCAGTGATTACAAATGTCAGACCGTCAAGAGTAGCGTCCGCAGCAAGTACGGTCTCGCCGAATGCGTTGTTGGTGCTTCGCACACGAAGCAGTTTTGTGACACGATTTCCGTTCTTGTCAACGCCAGAAATTTTTCGAAATTGTGCAGGGACTGTGCCGCGCCGGAGACTTTTTAGTGCCGGATCGTCTGGGTTAGTGTCTGTTCCACCTTGATATAGACGAGTTCCGTTCACATTTCGCATGTCTCTCCTTCGAGATGGCGCATCGTCCCCCGAGTCTAGCGGCAGTGTCGGGTCATCTGCACCTAGGAACGGATCGTCGAGTCCGGAGGCCGGTGCAGAAGGAATGTCAAGTGAAAATGAGATTGAAGGCGAAGAAACGTATCGCTTGATCGGAACCGGAGCACCCGGGACCTTCGACGCCATGATGTAACCTGCGAGGCTGATCGTGAACTTTGTCCTCGTCAGTCGTTCAGATTGCGAAAAGTCGTCAGTGTTGTTGTCTGCCGTGTACGTGTTGTCGTCGACCTTTGCGATGAACCAGTAACCTTTTGGCGTGTCAATGCGCCAACAGCCCCCTTGAGGCAACTGTGAGTTGATCAATTGTTCAATGAGACCGGTCATCTGCAACGTATACTGCGACCACACCGTGACATCGTAGTGGGCCGTGTAGAACCTGGGTGATGGTACAACGATCGTCTCATAGACGTTGTTCCTTCGGTCAGGAAGAAGCAACATGCCTTGTTCGACCTGCGGATCGTTAGACATGTCACCGATATCGCGTTCTGTTGCAATTTGGTTCAGCTCAGCCTCCGTCACGCCGACCGCAAGATTACTCTGGTGCTTCAACAATAGTCGATTGATGAGTCCTTGATACGCCCTGTCTGATTTATCTAGACGGCGGTGGATGACAATCTCGCCGGTCTGTTGGTTGATGCCGCGGCCGGCAATGTCAGCGTCAGTCGCCTGTTCAATTGACGTTCGAACGATTGTGATCAAGGGAAGGATTAATGAACCGGTGCTGTCACGAAGTGCGCGCTTCTTCTTTAACAGCGCCCACTTTTCACCCGCGGCGAAGATGACGGGCACTTTCTTGATCCCGTCCTGTGTGTCAACCGTGAACGGAATCTCTGAGTCAAACAACTTGAACAGCGCCCTTTCTGCATCCTCAATTCCGACAGACGGCACGGTCAGGCCTTCAGGAGCAGCCTTTGAATCATAGCCGTTCGGCAGACCGGGAACGTTGAACCGCGTCTGAGACTGTGAATTGTAGCGTGTAGGCATTACTCGTCCTCTCTCTCACCATAGAACGATGAGGCTCCTGAATGTTCCGTGTCGCCCTTGGGAGAGATCTCTTTTGCACCGGTGATCGGAGGACCGAGGACAGTCTCAACCTGAAGATCGCGCTTGTCACCGGTAGCACCCTCAGCGTTATACGCTTGTCCACGTTGCTGGTGGAACGTCGTCTGAATGGCGTCCGCTTCAGGACGCGAGATGTCTGTCGGTCCGATTGTCAGCGCCTTGAACTGCGTGTCTCGAGACTGGACGCCGATGAGCTTGATTCCGTCTTTGTGTTCTGGCATGCCGTAGATGTTGCGCATGAACACCCTTTCGGTGACCTCATAGAACACCTCAGCGAATGAGAAGAAGTCTCCAATGTTGACGTTGATCCCTTTGTCGATGAGGTCGCGGTGTTGAATGTAGACCTCGATCTTGTACTGTGCGTCGACGCCGAACGCATCGATCTTGGTGTCCGACTGAAACTGCACGTCGACCAGTGCATCAATCGCGATGGGATTGTCATACACTTTTCTCAACGCCTCATTGTAGACGTCGTGTGCCAGCGTCTTGAGTTCATTGATGGGATAGTAGTAGATCTTCTGACCCACAACATCCTTGATGAACTCTTTCGTGATGTCGCTGATAAAGTTCAGCTCACGTGGCGTAATGTAAAGCCGGCTCATCCGAAAATGATCGCTTTCCCGAGAGGCATTGCAGTGTACTTAAGCTGCTTCTGAACGTTCTCAGCGATAGACGCCTGTGCTTCCATCAACGCTTGATTGGTCAATTTCTCGAGGAATTCCTTCAAGGTTGTTGTAAGCTTGTCTTTGTCTTCACGGCCTTCGGATCGCAGGGCGTCGCCGTTTAGCGTAAGCTCTGCGTTTGGGATCGGGATGTTCTGAAATTTTGAACGATTCAGACCAAGCAATTCTTTTGCTAGCGCTAGCGTGTATTGCCTGATCCACTGCCTTCCAGGCTGTGTGATAGTGCTGTACGGGAGGATGCTGAACGGAACATTTTCTGGACCTGAGATTCCGTAGATCGAGTCATCTGTGTAGGACGCATTGAACGGGTTCTGAGGAGCCATGACCTTCAACCAGAGCTTTGAAGCGCCCAATCCACTGAAGTTCAAACTTGTGTTTGGGATCGGAAAGATGCGCAGGTTACTGCCGATGATCTGATAACTGTAGTTTGACCTGCGAACGCGGAATGCTTCTTTCAGCATGCCACGTCGAAGGACGTCTTCGAAGACAGGAAGTACGTAGAACACCGTACTGTTCACGTATGACTCGTAGTTGAAATTCGTTGCGAGGAAGTTGGTGACGTTGCTTGCGTTCAGAAGAAAACTCTGTGCGGCAAGTGGTTCAAAGTGAAACACTTCTACGATGCGAAGCTTTCCCCTGCTGCCAGAAGGCATCAGGTCGGCAACGAGACTAGTCGGAGTTTGAGAATCGTACAGCGTGTCATAGATGTTGTAGTCCTGCACGCCCATCGTCAGGTTGATGAATCCCAGCGTTGCATCGTAGTCACCTCCGACGCCTGCCGGCGTTGCATACGCATCTGCTAACCTGAGAAGGTACTCAAGCGTCCGATGCGGATATGTGTTCGTCAGGTCGGTCGAACCCGTCGGTTGACCCAAGACATTGACGAGCTCGCTGACAATCTTCAGCTCTTGAACGTGGCGAGAGTATTCCAGGGTCGCCTCTTCAAAGCATGCCCAGATCTCTTTGTGCGTCAGTTCAACGCTCAGTACGTCATCGCCAAGCTTGCGCTTGACGAACAGAACCATTCCATCAGCTTCAGTCTGGAATGTCGCATCAGAGTTGTAGAAGCCAAATGGCGTCGGTCCAAGTGTTTGGTTGAAGTTCGGCATCGCTACCCTTTCCACGATAAGTATAGTTCATAGCGAGGTGGATCCGTGCGATACTCGAAAGGCGATGAGCTGGTTCTGAAGATCGAGGCTAGCTTTGGCTACAGTGATAAGACGTACAGACCTGTGAAGGTCCAAGTCATTGGATTCAATGTTGATTGTGATGGACCAGACGCAGAATATCTCGTCTACGTCCCATCGTACGAAAGCTTGGGATCTTCATTCAGGTTGACGCACCAACACGCAATCTGGTGGGACGTAGATCCCAAGTTCATTGGTGACGATGTTGCGTTTGTCACAGCCAAACACCCAATCTATAAACACGTGGCAGCGATTCCAGGCGAACGATGTGACAGGTGTAACGACTTCTTTGAAGGAGCGACCAGAGACGACGATGACAAATATCGTTGCCGGGCATGCACCGTCAATCCGTGGCGCTGATCACTTCTTCTTGCGTGCAAATGACTGAGCTAGCTCGCGGATCAGATCCTCGCCGTCATCATCAACTTCATTGATGACCTTTTCGATGACTTCTTGCTTAGCGTAGCGCTCTTTCAACGTAGATGGTGCTGCAGGTTTTTGAACTGGGCGACTCGCAACGATCGGACGCTGAGCAGGCTTTGACTGCTCTTCGATGATGATTGGGCGTGGAGCGGGAGGCGGAGGCGGCGGAGGAGCTTCACGCTTCTTGACAACAATCTGTGATGCAGTGACTGTCACCTGAGGTGCCTGGTGACGCGGTGGTTCTGCAACTTCAGCCATGACGCTCACGGCCTTCTTCAGATTGATGTTGAAAGCGACTGGCGAGAAGTATCGATTCTCGATCAGGACTTCGACCCTGCTCAGGTACGTGCCTTCCTTCAGCTTGTCGCTCAACGCAGGCAAAAGAAACTGCACAACGCCTTCATCCTGCGTCGGATGACCGTTGAACATGTACGCGACATCGCCAGTCTCGCAGACCAAGCGTACCTTTGCAGGTGAGGGTTCTGCACCCTCGATCTTGATCTTAAAGAGCAATTCCGACGACTCTTCAAGATCTAACGAAATAGTTTCTAAGAGTAATGCCACGTTCTTAATTAGGCTGCTAGCCTATCCTTTGACGAATCACTTGAGCCGAGAGGCTGTGACCTTGATGAGATTCCACGCGTTCTTGGTACCAGATGCAATGTGCTCTGCTACGATAGAGACATAACCACGATTCTTGTCGACCTTCACGCTAATCGAGCCCCTGATGTTCGACTGTTCTTCGATTGACTCGTCATCAACGTTAATAATTTCAGGTGAGGACCTGATCAAAGAAGCAACATGTTCGACAGTTACAGAAGTCTTTGCCTGTGTTCTTGGAACCGGGATCCTTACAAATCCCTTGATGTTAGGCGGCGAAGAGTTGTTGTTGATCTGGATCAGTTTGGCCCAAACGATTACCTCGTCTAGTTCCTGCATCCTGCGCTTGAATCCCGACTGCCCGCCGTGTCTTATCGCAGACTGGAATGCACTGACAACAAATGCGGGCGGAACTGGGCCATAACCCATTGTTATGGGTCCCGAATTATTCGGAACAGTCCTGATGGGACCGAAGCCTCTGGTCACAATTTTGTTGGCCAGCGCTGTCATAACGTGTTAGACCTTCTGACGTTCAAACACACCGTCGTACACGGGCGTAAGCGTGTCATCGAAGAGGTTGAACGTAGCGATCAAAGTGACATTGTCGGGCTTGTAGAACAACATTTGATTCGCGGCCTTATCGATCTTCCAACGCCCAAAGTTGATGTCAAACAGCGATTGAATGCTGCCTGTCGTGCTGTTGACCATCGACCACGTATCAGAAACTCGAGGATCGTTGGCTTCAACGTTCTGATCTTCGATTGCGGTGGCCGATGCTAATGAGCCAGTCGCAGGACAATCCCACAAGATCTGTCCATTGAATCGATCCGGATACGTGACGTTTGCCGCGTACGTTCCGGAAACGATGTGATAGACACCTGCTGTTGTTCGTGCAGAAACAACTGCACCCGCAGTGTCAAGAAGCGTGTAACCGACACCAGACACGCCGGTCAAAAAGCCGCGGGCTGAACCGAAACACACGTTTTGAAGAAGTGTCAGGGGCATGCGTTCATTCTACAATCAGTTCGAGTACTCGTATCCGATCAACGCGATGTCGAAGCCGGCGGCAGTGAAGTTCGTCTGTGCAGTGACTCCGAATACGTTCGCGCCAGAGAACTCAATGCCGTCAGGGAAGTTGACAGACGTTGACGTTGTGAAACCAATACCTGCTGCAGAACCACCGTTACCGACGTTGCCGACGCCAAGTGATGCAATGCTAAGAGACTTTGCGGTGACTGAAGCGCTGGGATGAACCCTGAGCCTACAGATGACGCTTCCTGTAACCGCCGTTGCACCCGTCCAAGACAACGTGATTGTCTGCAAACGGAACGTTTTGCCGCTCTGCGCAGCGAGCCATGAAGTTGCGCCTGTTGCTGAACCTGAGGTCTGGAAGTTTCTGATTGCTACTAGACTGACGAGGTTTTCAGCAGCAATCGTACCAGACACTGAAGACGTGACGAACATGACCGGCGTTCGACCTGAGTCTTTGAGGTTCCTGACATACTGCGTGCCGCTGATGTCAGCTTTGATACCGACGACAGAAAAGTTTGTCGCCGGAAGACCAACCGCAGTCGTCGTGAACGTGGCACCTTGAACACCCGGGAATCCATCGAATGTCGAGCCGGTGAGCTGTGATCCTCCAACGTAGAGCGTACCGCTCTGCGAAACGCGGAGTGCAGTGACGATCGCCGGCCCGCTGATGGTGCCAGATGGATACCAAATAGCACCTGCGACGTTTGGTGTTCCGTCGAACGTTGAACCAGTGAGTTGTTCACCGGTGATATACAGAGCACCGTATTGATCTGTCTTGAACGAAGTGACGTAGGCAGGACCAAAAAGTGGGTTCTGAACCGTTGCAGACGGGTACCAGACGCCACCCATGATGGCCGGGTAACCTTCAAACGTTGAACCTGAAATTCCCAAACCACCGATAGCCAATGAACCACTTTGTGTTGTTCTAAGCGCTGTGACGTAGGCAGGACCGCTGATCGAACCAGACGGGTACCAAATGCCGCCGGCAATGTTTGGTGTTCCATCGAATGTAGATCCGGTGAGCTGTTCACCGGTGATATACAGAGCACCGTATTGATCAGTCTTGAACGAAGTAGTGTACGCAGGACCAAAGATCGGATTAGCGACTGTTGCAGATGGATACCAGACGCCGCCAACAGTTACCGGTCTGCCGCCGAATGTTGAACCGCTTAGTACAGAACCGGTGACACCTACTGTATTATCGATCCAAACTTCGATCGGAATTCCACCGATAGTACCGCTGACTCCAACCGATCCTTCATTCCAGATCCTGACACCGGAAGATGAAGAGACGTTCTGTGCTGTCTGACTAACCGCCGGTGAAACTGTGATTGAACCTGTAATTCCGACTGGACCATCGTTCCAAACGCGGAGACCAGACGATGAGGACACGTTCATTGCCGTTTGGGTGACAGCAGGCGTTACCGTGATCGAACCCGTGATTCCGACAGGCCCATCGTTCCAGACCCTGAGGCCTGAAGAAGACGTGACGTTCATGGCCGTCTGAGTGACAGCAGGTGTCGTTACAATCGTTCCGGAAACAGCCTGCACAGCCGGAAAGTTATTGATCGAGAACTGCGGAGCAGTTCCGATGTTCACAGTTCCTGAGACGTTCTGGGTCGCTGGGAAGTTGTTGACACCCACAGTTCCAGAGACCATCTGAGGGCCTGAAGTGTAGACGTTGACGGAACCGGTCACACCGACCGCGACGTCATTCCAGACCCTGAGACCAGACGAAGATGATACGTTCTGTGCTGTTTGCGTAGCGCTAGGTGTCGTTGTGACTGAACCAGAGACACCGATCGTGCCCGCAGACCAGATTTGTACAGGAATGCCGGCTGCAGATCCTTGAACGGTCACTGTGCCGCTGACATTCTGGGTCAATGGGAAGTTATTGACACCCACCGTTCCAGATACGCCTACTGTACCTTGGAGATATACTGGGAAGGTAGATGAAGCAGTTACACCTTGAATACCGCCGTCCCAAATTCTGAGGGCAACTGATCCAGAAATGCCAACCGGTTGATCATTCCAGACCCTCAAACCAGATGATGAAGAAACGTTCTGGGCAGTCTGGGTCGTTGTCGGTGTAGTTGTGACTGAACCTGAGACTGCCTGAACTGCTGGGAAGTTGTTGATCGAGAACTGCGGCGCAGTTCCGATATTGACAGTACCGCTGACGTTCTGGGTCAGCGGGAAGTTGTTGACACCGACGGTGCCTGATACTCCAACTGTTCCCTGCATAAACACTGGGAGCGTTGAAGATGCAGTGACTCCTTGAATGCCTCCGTCCCACACTCGCAGTGGGAACGAAGATGAGACACCAAGAGTTGCCGGCCAGTTCTGAACTACGATTCCACCGCTGACACCCTGAAGACCTGACGTATAAACGTTGACAGAGCCCGTGATGCCGACCGCGACATCATTCCACACCCTGA